TGTCAATGTCGATAAATACTAGATAATAGGATTCGTTGATGCCAAGACTTTCGCTTTACAGACCAGAAAAGGGTAATGATTACAAGTTCATGGACCGCCGTATTTCAGAAATGTTTACGGTCGGTGGTGTTGATATACATCTACACAAATACATAGGACCAATTGATCAGACATTCGCCAGCAATACAGAACCTGGTACTAGTTCAACTCTCAGCACAGGTGTAACTGGTATACAAGATCTGCTGTTTTTAGAAAATCGTGATCGCAAATATGATACCAGCGTCTACACCATGCGTACAGTTTACCGCATCAATGACAACGACTTTGATCTAACTCAGTTTGGTCTATTCCTAACCGGCGACACTATGTTTGCTGTGTTCCATTTAAATGACATGATTGAAACTATCGGACGTAAAATCATGATTGGTGATGTTATGGAATTGCCAAACTTAAAAGATTTTAATCCATTGGATCAAAATATTCCTGTAGCACTTAAACGTTATTATGTAGTCAACGATGCTACTCGTGCAGCGGAAGGATTTGCTCCAACTTGGTATCCGCACCTATGGCGTGTTAAACTACAGCCATTGGTAGACAGTCAAGAATACAAAGATATTATTAATAATATTACTGCTGGCGATAATACCACTAGTTCTATAGCAGATGTCCTAAGCACCTACAACAAATATATTGGCATCAACGATGCTATTGTTACTCGCGCTGAAACTGATGTTCCGGCTAGTGGATACGATACCTCAACCTTATATACTGTACCAATCAATGCCGATGGAACTCTGGGAGTCCCGACTGGTCTCGATGCTAGTTCTAATGCAAATGTTTCTAGCAATTCATACTCAAGTTCAAGCACTGTAACACCGGGTGCTAAAGTAGAAGGTTATTTAACCAGTGATGGCTTACCACCAAACGGTACTAGCGTGGCAGCGGGTATTAGTTTCCCACATAGCCCGGTAGTGGGTGATTATTATCTACGTTTAGACTATGTGCCTAATCGTCTATTCCGTTATGATGGTAAGCGTTGGACTAAGATAGAGGATGCTGTGAGAACTAATCTAACGCCAGGAGTACAAAATATTACTCAACGCAGCGGTTTTGTCAATGATACCAATAAATTCTATAGTAACAGTATTGTATGGGACGGTATACGTGTATCGAGTCCATATATTCCGAGTGCCAACTCAGCAACACTATCATTTACCTTAGGTAACATTGCTACTGGTAATATTTCAACAATAGTCACTAAAACTATGTATTCAAGTACATATGGTGTTAAAACTAAAGTCAACAGTTTGATCATTCCTAACACGATGGGTAACACACTTGGTAATGTGTCGTTTACGATCAGCAGTCCGTTGGCAGTGGGTTCTGTATTAGAATACACAGTCTACAGACATGTTGTCAATGAACGACAAAGTTTAAGTCAGGCTCTACGACCAACAGCGGATAATCTATAATGGCAGCTAATCAACAATTTTTTTATGATGCTCAAATTGAACGCTTCCTAGCGCAGTTTATTCGCATGGTATCAGGATTCAATGTTGAATTTGGTGCTGATCGTGCTGGGCATACTACCTTACAACGTGTACCTGTTTATTATGGTGATGGTAGTCGTCAGGTAGCTAGTATTATACAGAATAACTCAGCTGGTAATAGTTTGCCGCCGGTACCGGCAATGACTGTTTATATCAATGGTGTTACTTACGATCGAGATCGTGTACAAGAACCTAACTTTGTAGGCAAGATGCAGATACGTGAGCGTGCTTACAATGAAACAACGATGGAGTACGAGAATCGTCAAGGCAATGCTTTTACCATTGAACGATTGATGCCTGTTCCATATACTATCGAACTTAAATTAGACATCTGGACGTCAAACACCAAACAAAAACTTCAATTATTAGAGCAATTGATGGTATTGTTTAACCCAGCATTAGAAATACAATCAACAGACAATTATATCGATTGGACTAGTTTAAGTGTTGTTTATCTAGATACACAAACATGGACTACCCGTAGTGTGCCGATTGGTACAGATAATCCCATCGATGTTGCTACTTTAACATTTAAATTACCAGTCTGGATCAGTGCTCCTGCTAAAGTTAAGAAGTTAGGTGTTATTCAAAAAATCATTGCCAGCATACATGACGGTGACGGTAATCTTAGTGATGCTGTCTATAGTGATGATAATTTATTAGGACGTAGAATGTATTTTACTCCTTTGGATTATGGTGTATTACTGATTGGTAATCAATTGACGTTATTAAAAGTACAGGATATAGAAGATCCGCGTGAACCCACACTAAGTACCCCCACTAAGATTGGCACTGCTGACGTTTGGCCTAAGTTAATTAATCTTTATGGCACACTAAACAATGGTGTCAGCCAAATTAGATTATTACAAGAAGATGAAATCACAGAAGTAGTCGGAACAGTAACCTATCATCCAACTGACGATACTAAATTAATTTTTAATGCTGATATCGACACATATCCCACTAACACCTTAACTTCCATCAATGCTATCATCGATCCGCAACGTACCACGGTTGACTCCGGTATTACTGCCCCTACAACTAATACTAGATATTTGTTATTAGATGACATTGGTAGTTTTAATAATGTCAGCGGCAATGCTGCAACAGCGTGGCATGGAAGTGATGGGCAAGACTTAGTAGCACATGCTAACGATATTATTCAATGGGGTGGTTCACACTGGTCAGTGGTATTTGACAGTCGTACAGAAATTAATGTACAATACGTAAGTAATTTAACAACTGGAACTCAATATAAATGGACCGGAACTCAATGGGTCAAAAGCTGGGAAGGCGAGTACAAGGGCGGCTTGTGGACTCTAGTCATATAGAGGGCGTAGGTACTTTCATCTACTGTGCTAGCACTCAACGCTATCTTTTCTTGCTGCGCAATTCAAGTAAATATTCTGGCACTTGGGGACTTGCTGGTGGTAAGATTGATGCCAATGAACAGATATTAGAAAGCCTCTATAGAGAATTGCGCGAAGAATTAAGCTATGATTTTACCAATGATAAAGTTATTCCTATAGAAAAGTTTACCAGTGACAATGGTAATTTTTCATATCATACTTTCCTAATACCTGTAGCAGAAGAATTTGTACCTAACTTAAATTACGAACATCGCGGTTATTGCTGGGTAGCATTAGAAGATCATCCTAAGCCATTACACCCAGGTGTGTGGCGTACTGTGAATTTTAAATCAGTTGTAGATAAGATCAAGACCTTAGAAGCCGTATTATAGATCTGCTTCGTTGGCAAATTGATTGTACGAAACGTGTCTAAAATTAGTACAGTACTCCCAGGCTTCAGGGACTCTCGATCCACCAAACTCAGTTACAAGTATAAATTCAACATCATTATAAGTGTCAAATATAGCTTTCTTGTCATTGACCCATTTGTCTTCTAATATCAAACTGTTTTTACTGTCATAACCATTGGTATCGGCATATATGTTATAATTAAATCCTGGAGTATCTTGACCATCAAATCCCAACATCCAAATCTTTTTATGTCCATCGAACGCAGCCAAATATAGTGCTGTAGTACCGGCATCAGTATATGGATCATGTGGTATTAGATAAAATTTATTTGGATATGCTAGTAAGTCAATGGCATGAACATAAACTATGTTATGTAGTACATATTCACTTTCTGATATTTCTTTAACCATAGAAGGATTGCCGCCTGCTACTAAAAAGTCTGGAGTATAGTCCCTATATAGTGCATTACAGCCATATGTTTGAACTGTATTTGCGCCTAATAGTCCACTAAACTTGTCAAGGAATTTTAAATCAAAGGACAATCTACTAGGACCATTACCCAATACCACTGCTCGATTACTGATTTGATTGTTGGTAACTGCGTTAGGTACATGTTCAACGGTATCCTGCCAGATGCCGTTGGTATGATTACGATCGGTTACTATTTTCTCGCCTGTGTAATTACTGCGAAGTTGTTTGCCAATTTTTAACATTGAATGCCTTTATTATACAATATAAGTAGTATATGTTTTAACGTTAGCCTGTACAACAGCTGCCGCATTAGTACCAGTATAGTACATCTGTACATTACCTGCGACAACGTTGGCACTTAATACACCCATTGCGTAGCCATTGTTGATTACACCGTAGGTGTTGATCCAAGCACTACCTGCACCATCAGTAATTACTGTAGCACTGTAGGCTTCAATGTTGGCTCCAGCACCTGTGCCACGTTTAGCTTTTATTTGATATGTAGCACTAGTGTAAAGACCTTGTGCAAACGTATCAATTACATATGGTGTAGCGTTGGCTGCAATGTTAACTGCCACTTGATCCACCATAACTTTAGTATTATTCACAAATCCTAAAATACCATCAGCTGATAATTGAACACGTGTAATTGGACTTGATACACCAGCAATAATATTTGCGTAACTGTTAGTTGCATTACTTACATCAAAGATCACAAAGCCATTGCTTGATGATAATTGGCTAATTGTAGTTGTGGTTGTTAATGAACGAACATCAACAACGTCGCCTGTTGCTGGAGCTTCTGTAAACACGATATTACCACCAACCATAGCATAAGAAATAGTTGGTAATTGTAGTACACCGTTAACTGAAACTATAGTAGCGTTGGTTGTTGTAGCATTATTAACTGTGAATGTTGTAGTTACCCCGTCACCGTTGATCTGTTGATCTTGGATGATTGTTGTTGATGCACCTGGCGTATTCCAAGCACTGCCATCATACCACTCTAGATTGCTTACGGAAGTATTGTAACGTAACATACCTCGTACATCAACGTTACCTGCATTACTTGGGCGTTGTGCTGTTGTACCAACCGGTACTAATAATGAATCTGTGCTGCGTACAGCAAAAGTAGCGCCAGGAATTAGTGCTGTATTACCAGATTGGCTTGGACCATTTACAACTACTGTTTGTGTGCCAGGATCAACAAAAAATACTAAACTAGATCCTGTACCTCTGACTTTAAATTGTTCTGAAGTTTGTAAATCGTTGATTACAGCGCCATTGCCAACAAATATGTTAGAACCAAATGCTGCTGTGCCCACTACCCGGAATGCTCCATTTAATGAAGTACCGTTGCTTGCTTGAGAATCAACCACAAATCTATTTCTAACAGTGGTTGTACCGTTACCTGCGCCAAGACGTAGTATAGTAGCCGCACCAAACGCATTAACCGTTGTGGCTACCGTATTAGCAAAAGTAAGTGATGTTTGACCAACTGCGATAGTTGGACTGTTAACTGTCATAGTACCAGCAGAGCCACCGATAGTTACGTTAGCAACAGTAAACAGTTGAGCTGTAGTTACATTTGATGTGAATACGTTAACATTGGGTTGTTCAGCCGCTAAGATCTGACCTGTGATATCCCCGCCAGATAACAATAAATTACCTGATCTAATAGTACCATATTCAGCGCCGGCGCCAACATTAATGTTTGAAGTTTCATTTGCATTACTACCATACCACTCCAAGAAGCCACTTGTGTTGTCTAATATTAACGCAGCATTATCACTACTACCTCTGTTGAAATGGAAACGTAGACCAATATCACGACCGTCGTTAGTGGAAATATTACCACCATTTAGATAATGTAATTCGATAATACTATCACTAACAATTAAGTTATTTGATTGAACAGCAACAGTATTACCACGGACAGTTAAGTTACCGTCAACAATTATGTCGCCGTGTACGTTTAAGTTACCAGCAACACCAACACCACCAGCAAATACTGCTGCACCGTTAGTATAGGCTGTGCTTCCTGTTGTTGAGTTGAATGTTGTTGTGCCTGTTGCAGCACCAACACTGATAGTTGTTGCAGCACCAGCAAAGTTCATTGTAGTTGCTACTGTGTTATATAAGTTTTGTGTAGCACTTAGACCAACTAGTGTTGGGTTGTTGATTTGGAATGTACCACTGCCTGCACCAACGTTAGCTGTTGTAGCAGCTTGGAATGCGTTAACTGTAGTAGCTACTGTATTGTATACCGCTTGTGTAGAACTTAGACCAACTAGTGTTGGGTTGTTGATTTGGAATGTACCAGTACTAGCACCAATATTGGCCGCTGTTGCAGCCTGGAATGCGTTAACTGTAGTAGCAGTAGCATTGAATAAAAATATTTGTGCTTGATTTGTAGTTGTATATGGACCATTGTGAGCAACGTTACCTGCAAATGTAGCACCGTAGATACCTGTTAAGGTTTGATCAATGTTACCACGGATAGTAGCTGTGTATTGTGCTGTTAAGTTACCTAATTGTAAATTTGCGAAGTTGCTTTGGTTGATGTTGCCGTAGGTTGTGCCAGTTTCTGTTGTACCTACTAGACGGAATTCTTTGTTAAACTCGTTCCAGACAAGTGCTGTATTTTGTAAGCTACCACGATTGAATACAAAACCCAAATCGTATGTGTTAGTACCTGAGAATGCATTGTTTAGAACAATTAATGGGTCATTAACGTAGGTGTTAGTTGACGCTACTGTTAGGTATGTACTAGCACCCTGGACAGTCAAGTTACCAGTAATGGTAACGTCTGATGTCATTGTTAGGTTAGCATTAAATAAGCTACCTACGATAGATCCTGGAACGATCTTAGCATTGGCATAGATCGTTGAATCTAAGATCTGATTATTCTTAATTCTGGTTAATGTACTTGGCATGGTATGGCCTTAGCTCCGCAAAAAGTATTACTACACTATTTTTACAGCCTGCGGTTCCATATCCCCATGGGCTTACTTGTGTGTTTAGTAGTATTTAGCAGAGTTTTAAAAAAATTACAGCTGAATATAATTTTTTGAAAGTTTTACGTAGACGTTGCTAGAAAATGCAGTATACTGCACCTGTACAGTATTACTAGAAAGTGTAGCACTGATATTTCCTAATGTATTACCAGTATTGATTACAGCATAAACTGTAGTGTATGCGCTATTATTTGCATTGTGTGTGACCATTGCTTCATAACTTTCCGAATCGATGCTGCTAGTTGCTTGAATTACATATTTGGCAGTTCTAAAACTACGTGAATCATAACTGTCTATTGTTGTTATATTACCAGCAGTTACAGTAACATTAGGTAGTTTGGTAACAATCGCACCTGTTGAATTTATATCAAACCAATTTGTACCTGTGGTAACAAATTTTATAGCATTTGTATCTTGATCTAATGTGATACTGGTATTGCCTGATGCCAGAGAACTAACTGCTACGGCACCGATAGCAATATGTCTAACTTCAATTATGTCTGTTGTTAAAGGAATTTCTGTAAATCGTATCTGATTATTGTTTACTATATTATAAGAAGTTGTTGGTTGTTGTAAGGTACCATTGATACTGACCATAACACCGGTCGTAGATGAGTTTGAACTTAATGTAAAAACATTACTAGTGCCATCAGGAGTAATAACATCTGATGTGATACTATACTCTGCACCACCTTGCCAAGCATTTCCATCCCATGCTTCTAATGTAGCACGCTCAGTGTTAAATCTGGTATAACCAACCAATGGATATACTGGTCTGGTTCCGTCGCCGCCCGACGGAATTTGTACTGCGTCACTGCCAATAATCTGTACTACTCCATTGCCAGGTGCATTAATAACTATGTTACCATCGGCCTGAGATGATGATATAGTATTACCGTTAAAAGTTAAATTACCAATATTAACAGTGATCCCGGTGCCAAGTGTTGTTAGGCCAACTGCACCAGAGTAAACGGCGCCGCTGATATAAACACTATTACCGGTAAAACTAATTGGGCTTACTCCACTATAAGGAGTATTGTTACTGTTAAAATTTAGGATGCCTGATTGATAGTCAAATACCCATAAGTCATTATTGCCACTGCCTGTAGCAAATACCTGCGTGCCTTTTGTGCTAACATTACCTGCTTGACCACTAGGGCTGATATAAACTTTAACTTGATATGTTGATCCAAACTCAGGTGAAATCCAATTAGTAACACCAGTCACCCATGTCAAAGTGGGGGTTGCAATTCCGCTGTCTGCTGTACATTCTATAGGCAAACTACCTGTATATACAGTAACTACACTGGTATTGCCACCTGGTTTAATATTTGGAATTGATGCAGATTGCGTTAATATTTTATCGCCGCGTATTAACAGTGGGCTTGCAAATGGTTCTTGAGTCGCGTCGATATTGCCAGATATATCAGTCTTGGTCGCACCATAGACTATCTTCTTCCAAAGGTAGTCTACTTTTTGGCTATCTGATGCGTTCTGGGCCATTATGACACCGCCAATGTGGAAACTGTTTGTCCACTTACTAGAGCTATTCTAACTAATGCAACATTGTTGGTCGCTGTTGACAAACTTACGTTGCCTAGAGTAATTGTATATGCAGCATTTAATGCCACATTGGCCGCGATTAATGCTCCACTACCACAACCATTTGATCCGTTGCCACCTGCACCTGTATTACTTCCTGGGCGACCGCTACCAGCATAGCTGACTGTAGCATCTAACCAGCCGTTGAGACTACTAGTTTGATCAATATATGATCCTGGTGCTGCCACCCATAAACCAGCAATACCAGCCGGTGCTACTAAGTTTAGATTAAAGCCTGCAACACCACTACGTTGTAGCCCCATGGTAAAGTATTGATAACTTGTACCATCTGCACTACGATTAGGACCTACTGGTAGATAACCTGTGCTGTAATTATTAGCTGAGAATTTTAATACGCCCAAACGGATAGTTGCTTCGCGTGTTCCTGCTACACCTGGGTCACTAGCTTCTGTGTAAACACTACCTGTGCTCATAAAATTATTTGAACTAGTATAACTTGGTGTGTGTGTAGTTGAACTTAAAAAATATGTGCAGCGTACCGCTGGATTGGTGTTGGCTGATGTATTTGCTGATATAGCAATTTCACTGATACCACTTTGTGCCGCTGTATGTACTTGAACGTTGGCTCCAACTACCTCAGCATAAGCACTAGTACCGTTTACATTAGTTACTACAATTCTTACGTTGGCTACACTTCTCACACTTGCTTGATTGACTGCTACTGTTAGATTAGCAATACTATAAGCTGATACATTGCCTGTGCCTGCGATAGGTGTACCGCTACTCAACATCACTGCTGAACTATTACTTAATGCCGCATAAGGATGTGCGTTGGCTAGGATAACATTGCCTGATGATCCTTCTAAGTTTGTGCCTGTGACCACATAAGCCACATTGGCTGTGTTGTTCCACGTCTGTCCAATCCAACTGTTGATGGTAACATTCTGCCACCATAGTTGTGGTGAGCCAGTGTTGAAGTATGGTATGCCAGAAATATATCTATAAGTGCCTGGTGCTTTGATTGCTAGTGTTCCTGCTGTAACTGTTGGTACTGTGGTTACATCATCTTTGACAAATTCAACGTTACCTGTAGCTCCTGTTGAGCTATGGTTTAATCCAAAGCGATTGATACCAAGTGGTATAAAGTCACCACGTGCTACTACGTTGGCTTCAAATCCCCAATAGTATCCTGGATAGTATGTTGAGCTGGCAAAAGCCACTGTGGATCCATCTGAATTTAATAAATTATAATCACTAAATGCGATAACACCTAAGTTACCCGAAATAGTTGCTGTTGTTTGTGCGGCAATGTTTACGTTACCACGAACGGTACCATTTACCACTGCCTGTAGATAACCAATGTTAGCACTGTAGGTATATCCTGTTGTTACGTTACCTGCTGTGGTAATTAATGTTGAACCTGTTGCTACTGTTCTGCTAACACTGGCGTTAGCCGTCAATGTTGTTCCACCTGTGTTGTCTATTGCGCTAGCGGATAATGTAGCATTGGTTCCAACGCTACCACTGAATGATAATACTTTTGTATTCAATCCTGCTGGAGGGCTTACGCTGTTGCTGTAGACTTTAAGTGTTGCGGCTGTTGCATATCTTGGTAAGATGCTTGGGTTAGCGATATCATCTGTTAGTAAGGCTAGGTTGACAGAGAATGATCCAGACCCTGAATTAGTTGCGTATGTTTTATTAGCATAAGGACCTAATACACCACCAGCTGATGAGTTATTTGGTACGTTAGCGTATGTGCCATCACCCCAGTTAATTGACCAAGTTACTGTAGCGGTATTGGTATTTGTAGTTGTATTCTGTAAGTAGATCGCATTACCTTGTATGGCATATAAACTAGTACCACTTAGTGGACTACTGCTGATGTTAGCTCTAAACAAGCCAAAGCCCATGGCTGGATCAGCAGCATAGATTGTGATGTAGTTAGTACGCACAGCATTAGCAACATTACTGGGACTAGCACCATTGGTATTGGTCGCATTAACAACAATTGTGAATGGCGTACCAACGTTAGTGGCATAGGTATGTGTGGTTGTTGAACTGCTGGTTATTGTATTTGCTGAACCATCGCCCCATTGAATAGTGTATTGATTAACATTACCTTGTGGTACCATAGTTAATAATATAGTTTGACCTGCACCACCGGCTGTTGTGTTTGCTGAAAATGAAACACTGCGAACAAATGTATTAGTGAATAAGTTTTCAGTCACTGAATTTAAGATATCAATAGCATCTGTAATTGTAGTGGCCGAGGTAAATCCTAAATAGGCAGCATTATTTCCGGCTAAATTGCCATCTGTTGGTGTTCCTAGTGGAATTAAATTACCATAGGCATTGCTGGAAATTTGTGCATCAACATACCCTTTGGTTGCAGCATCGGTGCTGTTAATTGGCGGTCCCACCCAAATAATTTGATTATTTGATGCATTTAAATTACCCGTTGTGGTAACATTAGAAAATGACGTTCCACCAACTGTTAAATTACCTGTGATTATTAAATTAGTGATATTACCTAAGGTGGTAATATTAGGTTGAACGGCAGTTTGAACAGTACCGTAGATATTAGCAAAATAGCCAGTACGCCAATAGTTAGTATAACTACCTATATCAAACTGTAGATTACCACTGGTATAGATGTTATTGCCAGTGACTAGGATATTACCAACAACTTCTAATGTCTGTTGAGGAGCACCGGTATTAACACCAAGGCGATAATTGGCAAAGTCTAAATATGCTAAAGGTAGACTATTGGTTGTAAACTGTAAGTCTACACCTTGTCTATCTAAATCGGATAATAGTGAATACCCTGGAACTCGACTGATTGCCATTAATAACCCCTTC